TCCGTCTCTTTTTTGAGAACTTCCAAGGCTTCATCAATACATTTGTTTTCGATCAATTGTCTAGCTCGCTGGACTTTCTCACGCAAAGCGAGAATCACATTCGCCATGTGAGAATACTCCTCGACAGTCAGCGTCGTATAGTGTTCAACATCCGTCATACCGTGGCTGGAGCCGAATTCGGCTTGCCGTCGCCTTTGATCCAGATCACCTCAGGAACATGGGCATCATCGGTTGAGACGTCCAGATGCACATGATGAGGCTTTCCATTCGTGTCAATGTAGATCCCATATCGCGTAATTCCTACCTGAATCCCCGCTGAGATAATGCGATAGACCTCGTGGTCGTTTTCGACAACCAAATCAACAGCCAGTCCTTGAAGGTGCGCCGAGTCCGAAACTGCTCCAACTGTTGATTCGTTTTGCGCCAATGTACGTAAGCCACTGGTGATTTGGAAAGGTATGCCTGCGATATGTCTAGCTTGATCGAGCTTCGCAACGAAGGTTTCATCAAGGCCAACCACCTCCTCGGGTTTAAAGTAACGATATTCAGGCGGCATTGGTATCTCCTTTGTGTATCCGGTTCGGCGGAATCTCAGGCTTACTCCAATCCTCGGAAATTTCCACAAGGCATTGAGGACATCGCCAAGACTGACCAAGAGACTCATTCTGCGTCATTTCCATCTCTGACTGACATTTCGGACATTTCATTCGTTATGGGTAATACCCCTGAATTTTGGCTTTTCAGGAACTTTATGACCCATCTTTTCTGGCAATTTCAATCCCTTGGAAGCCTTATCAAACTCATTAACTACTTTTGGGCTAATCTCTCCACGTTCTTCCATTGCATGAAACTTACCGCGCTGAGCTTGCGATTTGTATGGCATTAGTAACTCCTTTCTTACTATTCTTCATATCGAAGTACTTTCTTAATACCCCAAGAATCAGGTCCATTATCCATAATCCGAATTCCATTGAATCGATGGTTTGGCATTGGCTGATCTGGCTTAGGACCTCCATCTGAATTCCGGCGCGGAGGATCAAGTTTATCTTGACCACCTCTCTGATCGGCTCCAGTCCCTAACCCTTTTCTGACGGTTTCTTCATCAATCTTATTTTGTTTCGTTTTCATTAGGATCTCCCAAACTTATTGTCATAATAGTCGCACTGAATCGTAATGCCCGCTCGTTTCTTTATTTCAGGAAGTGTCGGTGGTCTAACTTCCTGCGATTTCAATGGTTCTGGTTTTGACACATAATTATCACCAATTGGATTGGGGTTTTTCTGGTTATCAGTCTGGGGTTTCATAAATTCCTCCATAGCGTCTAATTCTTTGTTGCGGTTGTCGTTCCAGCATATCCGGCGCACTCTGAATATCCGCTTTTGCCGCCTCTACTACGTTCGCAGGATTCTGAGGAAGTCCTGCTTGTTTGTCCTGGACTCCTAATGGCTGATACGTCCCTGATGGATCATGAAAAGTCGAGAAACCTTTACGTGCAAAACTAGGCTTGTTTGATGGGGGTTTCATACGATCTCCTTTAGGCCTTGACAGTGCTGCACTTTGGTGCTACACTTAAATTGAGAGGAGAATCCAATGACAAAATTACCCAGAGTAATGGCGAACATTCCGAAAGACTTGTACAAGAAATTGAAAGAACGAACCAAAAAGGAGAAAACGACCATGTCCAAATTTATCGTCAAGCTTTTAAAAGCTTCCATGGTTCTTTTCATGTTTAGTCTCAATGCCTGTAAGCGTGATCCTGGAGGCAATGGAAGCACCAGTTTAATCACTGGCTCAACCCAGCCACCTCCTGTTATTTCAACAAGTCCAGTCACAAATCCCATTGCTCCCCCATGTACCATTTCCACTCAATGCACAAGTGATTACTCGTTTTGCTGGCAAGTCTGTAATTGAAAGGAGATTCCAAATGGAAAAACCAATCGGACAAATGACTTTCGGAGAAATATATTCGGAAATATGCTGGGTTCTATTCATTACTGGCTCATTGGTTCTCATTTTCGAAAATAGTCATATAGTCCTTTCGCTCCTAAAGCTCCTAGGACAGTTTCTCCTGCTTTTAATCCGTACTTTTTAGCCAGTTCTGTAAATGCCTGTTGGTTACTAGCTATCCCATAAGCCTGATTTAATCCTATTCGCGTAGGCAACGTTCCAATTGGCAATTGTTTTCCTTGTAATAAAGGTTCTACGACTTGATTTAAAGTATTTGTTACTTTCTGAGCCGCTTGCGTTGCCTGAGCATAAATAGGTGTTATTTTTCCTTCTGGACTAAACTTTGGGATATCTCCATTAGCCATTTTTGTTGAAAGAAGTTGATGATAATCTGATAATTCTTGAGGCGTAAGATTAGTCCCATGTTGTCCAATACGATCATTGATTTGATTTATGAGAGCCCCGGGATCATTTGGATATTTTGTTGGGACTGTTGAGGGAAGTGGCTGAGCTGCCCCTTGTCCTGATTCTGCTGGATAACTTAATTTTGGCCGCGTGAATGCTGGTGCATTAGGATTTTCGATGGGTTGATAAGTAGGACTACCTGATTGGATTGGCTGATATTTTATAGAATTTGGTTGTCGGCCAGTAATTGGAATTCCTGCTGCTTGAGCATCTTCTGCTGATACACTACTTCCCCAACCACGTCCTTGAATTGCTGGGTGATTCGGATCACCAAACACATTATAAACAGATCGTTCAGTTCCACCAGGACCAAACTTGTCATTGTAGGCAAAAAGAGCATGAGGATCTCCCGTTTTGGCTCCTGGCTGAATTACTGGTAAATCCGGCTGTTGAACAGGGATATATTTTGGTTTGGAAAGCTGAGAAGGATATTGATATGGATTTTCATATTGAACTTTCCCAGCTGTTTCAGGAATGTCGTTAGAAATACCAGCTGCTTGATTTTGCATAGCATATTGTGGACTCAAATCTTTTGGTGTATTTGTAATGCCTGCCGCAACTGGATTGGTTGGATTGTATAAACCTTTCAGGCTCGTATAAGCCCCAAGAACTTCAGGACCAAGAGCTGGGATAGACCCCGCCACTACACCAACTCTTTGAATGGCATTACCAACATTTGGAAATCCAGCACTCGTTACTTTGCCGCCAAGATATCCTCCGGCTTCAGCAATATCGCCACCTACATTTTGTCTCATTTGAGTTAATTTATTGACTGGATTCATTGCTGCCGCTTGGCTTAAGGCAAATTTAGCAACATCCATTTGGCTAGAACCATCAGTAGGAGATTCTGCTGCTTGAAATGGTTGCGATGGATCAAAAGCTGGCTTATTGCCAGGAGTAAATGGCTGACCTGGATCAAATGCAGGTTTATTCATAATTTTTCCCATTCCAAGTATACGTATGACCATTTTGAACTACTGTATTTCCATGTGGCCCTCCTTGTGAAGATTGATTTTGTCTAATTCCAATCGAAGGAACTGTTCCTTGCAAAATAGCATTCTTTACATTCTCGACATTCTGTTCATTGCCTTTTGCCATGACCCCTAGAAGATTATTCAGGTTCTGAAGTTTCTGCTGTTGGTAGGCAGGCGTATCTTTTGGTTGAGGAATGAGCGAACTAGCTAAAGCCTGAACTTCCCCAGCATTAAATCGATGAGAGAGAACCGTATTCAATCCAGTTGCTAAAGGAATCATCGAATTTTGCATATTGGCTGCTTGAGCCGACCCCAAACGACCGCCTGTTGCTCTGAACACTTCACCTTTGATATTTCCACCCAAACCAAGATTTGTCGGCATATTCTTTTGTAGATTTCCAGCCAAAACTTGTAAATCACGAATTTGCTGAGAATCCTGGCTTTGCTTGCTCACTTCTCCAGCCACTGTCTTTTTGACTTCCATCGGAATCTGCTGCTGAGCGTTCGCCAAAGACTGTTGCTTTTCAGCTAATTCCGTCGGTTGCATTGCTACTTCATTGGCTGTCTTTTGATACGTCAACGGAGCTGTCTGAGCTTCCATGCCTGTTTTAAGGGCGTTCAATTGACCACCCAACATCTGTTGGTTTGCTTGCCCGAACTTGGAAGGACCATACATCCCAGCTGATTGTGTCATCTGTCCCGTCAAGTCCTGAATCTTCTGACCATAACCTGCAAAGTCAGGATGGCCCATGCTTAAGCTTGTGTGAATCGTTCCTCCTGGCGACATTGGATCAATAGCTGGTTGGCCTCCATGCGGTGACTGAGTAGGTTGAGTTTGTCCAGCTGACTGCCCCTGCGACATATCGGAAACTGATGTCGGAGGCAGTGGCTGTTGGGCTTGGGTTGATGGTTGCTGAGATTGTTGACCGTTTCCGTAAAGCATATTGTAAAGAGCCGGACCCCCCTCTCCGAAAGCCGCCGCTTTTGTTCCCTGGATACGCAAATAATTTTCAAGTTCTTGTTGGCGAAGTTTATTATAAGTATCTCCTAAACCAATTGCGGAAGTCCCCATATATTGCTGAGCTTGTTGTTGACGATTAAGAGAGGAATCAACAAGAGGGAATGGATTAACAGGTTCTACATATTGAGGATTTCTCTGTGGAATCTGAATTTGATCTGCCATAAAGCCTCCTATAAACCTGCCGAATTTATCCCGTAATTAGAGGGATTATTATTTGATCCGTTGTAATAATTGGAACCCTGCGGAGGACCACCCCCGAAACCGCTACTTCCTCCTCCGCTACTACTTCCGCTCCCAAAAGCATTAACTCCACCACGACCTAAATTCAGAGCGGCATTGGCAAAATTCAATCCTGTTCCAATATCATTAATTAGACCATTGCGTTTACCATACTGATTCAGATAATTATTATAGGCTGTCTGTTGACGCTGATACATATCCAAATTTTGGTTGTACTGAGTATTTGCAGCCTGATTCGCCAATCCAGAACTAACATTCGCATTCTGAAGACCATACTGCTGACCCATTAACTGCTGATATTGATTGGCTGCATTGGCTGTTGAATTCTGATAGTTTTGGGCTGTTGTTTGAGCTAAGAAGTTCTGAAGTCCCTGATTCTGCTGAAGTGCAGCATTGGCCAATTGTGCCTGATAACCTGACGAATCCTGAGTCCTTCCGGCTTGGGCATTTTGTGCCTGAATTCCAGGCATGATGTACTTCTGGAAGTAATCAGCATTGGTCCCCTGAAGTTGACTTCCAAGTTGCTGCTGAAACTTCGTATTAGCTGTATTCTGGTATTCCTGCGTCTGTTGAAGAGCTTGCTGAACCTGGTAGGGATCTTGACCAGACGCAATCAAAGCCCCAAAATGGCTCTTTTCGTCCGCTGTGGCGTCACGTCCTAATTGAGATTGAAAGATCCCGTTTACTTGATCTGCAAACTTAGGAGCTTGCTGAAGATACTGATTCTGCTGTTGCTGATAGATGTTCTGAGGTGTATTGGTCTGCTGTTGAAAATAAGCCGCTACTTGGGCATTCCCACCCGCCACGTTCGCAATATTGGGATCGGTTCCGACATAAGCAGGCGTTAATTGATCCAATTCCTGTTGACTCGGATTACGCCCGAACGTTTTTTGGAACTGATTAAATGCATAGACTTGTGCCGCCTGTTGACCACCCCCTGCGCCACCCCATTGCGGTGGAGTTGTTAAAGGTGTTTGCCCAACCGGAACAGGAGCAATGCTAGCTGATGAATTCCCAGAAGAAGAATTCGTGGTATTGACCTGGCTAGAATCTCCTGGAAGTAACCCATTGAGTAGATTTCCACCACCATTTACTTGATTTTGTGAATTTGGTTGAAGTTGCATAACCATTTAAATCATCTCCTCTTCATCTGGCCCTTCTCGCTAATAAAGTGCCATTACCTCCGACAGACCCTGTTGACCATGTTGCAAAATCGTTTAGATAAAATGTGGTTGTCGAAGAAATACTTTCTCTAACCATCATTCCTTCAGAACACATCGGATTGCCTGCTGTAATTGGGGCTGGCGCGTCCCATTGATTTGTCATAAAAACACACCCCGCTCCGCCATTTTGTGTAGTCGTAACGCAATAATTAACCCGTGTAAAAACATTAGCTCCTGAAATCTGATCGACGCATCCCATAGGGAATAAATCCCAATCGCCAGCCGTTAACGTAACAGCAGCCACTGAACTAAACGCTCCACTTGTTAAAGTGTAGGAATTTAACGCAGTAGTCGATGAAATGTATTCGCCAAGATTCCCAACTGTGGCATTGTCATTTGTTGCTGTTGCAGGAAGTTGTCCTCCTGTAATCGTCGTAATTTGTCCAAATGCCGCTGCATCCGTAGCTGCTGTTCCATTGGCCAATCTTGTAATCTTGAAACTATTCGCATTGGCATTTCCGCCCAATGTCAAAGCAGTAATGGAGGAAGTTGTTACTGTTTCTGAACTAATAATGGCATATTGAATATTTGGATATTTCAGATCATGATAAATGTTTTGCATTTCTGCATCCATTCCAGGAGGAGTAGGATAAGTATTCTTAGGACCTCCTGCCATAGTCCATCCCGAACAAACCATAACAATAAAGATTGACTTTTTCATCAGTTTAAAACCGGACGCCAATTCAGCGGATTATATTTGACACGGTGTCCCATGAATCTCCAAGGGGCGGCAGAAGAATTGTCGCCAATCTTAAAGTCATAGTATTTTCCTATTTTCCCAGGCGGCAAAAGAAAATTTCGCTGAATCAAGGATGCTTTGGAATCAAAAGCCGTCATGTTGAACACCGTCGAAGTGCTTGAATCAAGTGTGTAGGTATAAGTCAATGTCGTTGACGATTCCCCTAACACAAAATCCGCCTGAATAAATTCTTTTTGAACCATCGTATCTTCGAAAGAAGGGGGCTGATAAGGATTAAGCGTAGACGGTGCAAAGAAACTCTTGGACCGCCAATAGGAATTAATTGCCGCTGCATTGTCAGTCGTCACGCCTCCATACTTAAAAATACTTCCGTTTGTCGGACTTCCAAAATAAAGCGCATTGTTTTCAATCTGAAAACCATTAGACGGAATATCGTAAATAAGCCACGCCCCATTCAGAAGATCCCAATAGAAAATTCGGTTGTTCGTCGAAACATTGGAACTCGCAGACACTGAAAACCAGATCGCATCATTAAAATAGGTCATGTAGGCTTTATCGGAAGCATTCCCTTCAAACCAATTGAATTTGAAATTTTGGAGAATAGGATTCTGTGATGAAGCCGTAATCGTAAAAGTATCAGACATTTGAAAGTAAGTACCCGTTGAAGCAGTAATAGTTGCATTCAATGTCTGGGCAACCCAAGCAGGGGTACTGGAAGTCACCGTAAAAGAATTGGTTGAAGCTCGCGTGAAAAATGAATGCGTACCACCGTTTGTCTGTGTCACCGCAGAAAAAGTATCCCAACTTGTTAAGTTCGGTGCATTGTTGACTGCGGAATAATAAATACCTGATCCAGTAAGAGTTGTTTGGCCCCCTTGGAAAAAATCAACATAGAAAATCTTAAAAACTCCATCAGTGGCATTCCAAAAAGTAATAGCATTACCGTTATAATTGAACGTCGAGGAATAAAGATCAAACAAATTATTTGGAGTCCCGTTTATAAAAACCCTAAGATTTACATTTGCTCTAACATTATTTGGGCTAGCTGGAATCGTATGTTGTACCCAATTACAATTCGTATTAACCAAAGCAATCCCTGTACTTGCATAGATCGTGTTGTTAACGGAATCTACGACTCCAACAGTAACCACAGAGACACCCAAACTGGCTTCATAGGCAAATATAGTCCCATCTTTAGCACTAGCTACATGGCATTGACCAATAGAATTTTGAGAAGTCGCGAAAGTCCAAGCATTATTGGTCCAACTTTGATTTTCAAGAGAATTGTCAGGAGGATTAACATCATTGGTCGATTCTATAACTCCTGAAAAACCAGAATTATAGGTCGTTGTCGTAAATGATCCAGAATTAAAATCAGCGGAAGTCATTTGTGTCCAAGCATTTGCTTTACGTCGACTAGAAGTTGTTACTGTAGGCGTTATCGGTCGGCTGATACGTGTTAAATAATAGCCATCATAAACATAAAAATGATTATCTTGACCTCTGAAAAAGATACCTCCAGGACTCTGCCCAGCATTGGCCTGAGCTGTTCCTGTGAACTTCGCCCCTGAGTCAAACCCCGAAGAATTCCAGAAAGCATCAGAATTGTCTAGTGTTCCAATCTGATTGGAAACAATAGTCAGTTGCCAATCGAATTGGTTGGTGAAAGTGGCGTATCCAAAAGACTGATCTTTCCACCAGAAGAGTTTTCCGAAATAATATGCAAGGTGGGTAATCCGAGAACCAGGACTAGCAATAGGCTCAGTAAAAGCGCTAGAAGGCAATACCCCAACCGTGAATGTGGTAAAAGCAGGAACAGTCTGCGAGACATAAATGGTACTTTCATTGCCGGATACTCCTGCCACCACCAACTGAAGTGGCGTAAACGTAAGCATGGTTCCAAGGGGAATACCACTCTGGAAACTCGTGTTTGCCGCAGATCCATCTGTCTTGACAGCTGTATCTCTGGAACTATCTAGACAATAGGCAAACCCCTGCGAATCCGCACATTGCCAAGTCGCACCAACCGTTCCTGTCGCCAGCTTGACGAAAGCGGCGTCATTCACTGATCCAGCAAGCTCGGTGTCGTTGCCCCAAAGCTGAACATCATTACCACCAACCTGCTGAAAATGATATCCGCCATGAACTGCGCATGTGGAACAGGCAATCGGAAGAGACTGAAAAAGCCCAAATCCATCGCGTTTGAACACAGCCGCTCCCCCTGGCTGTAAGTTCACATTCAAAAGATCCTGGGCCGCATTAGGGGGAATCTCAGCAGGGTTGTCTAGCGTGTCCAAACCGGCCCCAAAGTTTGAAACGACTATATCCCCCGAAAAAGCTATTTTAGGCCCTAAAAAGGCCAAAAGCGTCCCAAATAGGGCTATTTTTAAGAGCTTGATGCGATTCCAGAAGGACGTACGGTCCTGCCGCCCCCAAACCGCAATGGCGCATCTTCTTCAAGCCCTAAATACATCTGTGTAACCAAGCTCAGATAAGCATTGGCCTGAGCCCTAAAGATCTTGGCCTTGGCAACAGTTTCGGCTGTCGGATCAGGCTCTAAAAGAGCCGCCGCACAATCTAATCCCAATCCAGCCAAATAAGGAATCATGCTCGTATTGATAAATGTCCCATTCACCGTAAAAGGCTGATCGCTTGCATTGACAAGCTGAGTATGTGGACAAAGGTATTCCACACCCAAAGGATTCTGATTTGTAATTCCCACCGCATTGCTATAAAGTGTCACGTCCCCAGTTTGCGGAGTCGGATGAAGAATCAAAGAGGGCCCTGTTTGGCTAAGACTAGAATTATTCGAATTCAAATCAATAGCATATTCCTGCGGTGTCCCTATCGTCGTAGTCCAATCAATCGATGAATATTTATCGAAATAATCTTTGGAACGATAAACCAGTGGAATGCCTTTATGCGTTACGCGTAGGATTTGGATGGGCTGAAGCGTCAAACTAGAAGATAATTGATAGCGATATACATTCGCCGTAGGCAATACATAATCCGTGATTCGGCAAATCTTTGCCTCGTTATTCCAGCGATGCTGTGCCAGATCAATTTGATTATTAATGAGCGTCAAACTATAACGTGTATTGGAAGGATCGTTGATCAGGTTTGAAATATAGGTCTGAAGATCTGAAAATGTCTGTGGAAAAGAAGCCATTATTGAGCCACCTCACGAAGAATCTGAAGATATGTTCGAGCTGTCTTTGCCACATTAAAATCACGCTTGATTTGATCAAACGCGTTACGTCCAATATCTCTCCTTAGTCCAGGAATTTCAATTAAAAGAGATAAATATTCGATCCAATCTTTTTCGTCGCGCGCAATAAATCCCGTCTTTCCCTGTTCAATGACTCGCATAAAATCTGGCAAAGAAGAAGCAATGGTTGGGATCTTTAAAGCAGAATATTCCAGCCAACGAAGATTGGATTTTCCCCGATTGAAATTGTTGTCTTCCAAAGGCGCAATCCCAATATCAAATTTGAAAGAAGATACAAACTTTGGATAGAGATTGATCGGAGCCCAGCGGGTCGTCCAATACGTTTTATTCCATGTCTTAAAACTATTTGGGACACCATGAATACAGTAGAACCAGACGTTTTCATACTTTCGTAAGATATGCGAAAGAGGCGAAGCGATCATTTCCAAATCCGATGAATGTGTTGCTCCTCCAACCCATCCGATACGAAGTCGGTTATGCTGCCTTTCTCCCAAATCTTTCCACTCATTAAAATCGATGGAATTCGGAACAACATGAATAGTAGCGTTCTCAGATCGATACATCTCCGCTAAATAAGGTGTTGAGACAATCAAGCCATCAGCTTGCCTAATTTGAGAAAGAGCTACTTTTCGAATCGCAGAACCAGGACGCCAAGATTCAAAGGCTGCATTGGTGGATGGAATATCAAAAAGATAATCGTCCGTTTCAACTAAAAAGGGTTTCTGATGCCGCATTCGCATTTCTTCAAAGAATTCCAATGTATGTTTATAATGAAGCGTTTGCCAAACCACCACATCAGACTTCTCGCAAATATCATTCAGATGCTTATACACCACATCCGTATTCGAAATGTAATCACGTTCCCAAGGGTTTTCTTCTAGATGATCAAAAGCAAAAGGTGAACAGACCGCTTCTACTTTAGGATGCTGACGCATCTTCCAGCAAAAAGAGGCCATCCGATAATAGGATTGACCACAAACCATGGTCGGAATCATTCCGACTTTGAATGTTTTAGAGCCGAGCCGCGATTCTTTCTTCGATAGTTCCAAGATAGGCATCTTTGACCTTCTGAACCTTTTCCTGATCACGGCGATCTTCGGTATTCCCAGGCAATAGACGGTACTGCGAAAGCAATTGCTTTGCCGGAACAAACTTATAGCCTTTTAGGAAAGCATCCCATTGAAATTTCCAATCATCCAACCCCAAATGCGAAAAATCCCCTTCGTCATATTTGATATTGAGCGTCAATCCTTGACGATACGCCATCGTCGAATGGCAAATGAAATTCATCTTATGTTTGATCGCGAGTTCTTTATTGAATGGACCAGCAGCCGTCTTACCAACAATCTGACCTAATCCATCAATCGTCTGGAAAGGACCGTAAATCACATCGGCTTTTTTAAGCTCAAAATAGGCAATCGTATCCCGCGCCCGATTCGGAAGCGAAATGTCGTCAGCATCTAGAACAAGAATCAAGGGAGCTTTGGCTTCCAAATTCCCCTTATTACGTGCTGCTGAACGCCCGCTATTCTTATCCAAATTAATAAGCCTAACCCGCTCATCTTTCATGCTATGCCATTCCACCAGTTCCCGTGTTCCATCCGTAGATCCATCATTGACCACAATAATTTCAAGCTCTTTAATGGATTGACCGCGACAGGATAAAATGGCTTGCGCGAGATAAGTCTCGGCATTGTAAGCGGGAATCACAAATGAAACACGTGGCGTCTTCATGCAACCACTTCCAATTCCGGCTTCTTCATAAGCGATTTCAGCTTCTCCACAAATACATCAGGATTGACTTGCGCGACATAGAAATCTTTCCCCTCCTGATTGAACTTCAAATAACGACCGTCCCGAATACGATGAATGAGTTCCTGCTTGAAATCTTTAACGTTCACATTGGCATCAATGTATCCACAATAGGGAGCCTGAACATTTGAAATCACATTCCGTCCATTAATTAGCATCCGACGAATCGGTTCGTCAATCGTTGCAAAGTCTTTGAATGAAACAAGCATCGAATAATCTTCAACTTTGACGAAAGGATTGGTTCGGAAATCGAGGTCATCAATTTGGATATAAGGCAAGTCCTGTTTGATGCTCCGTACCATCGGATGCCAACGTTCATCTACATCCAAAAGAACGCGATATTTCTCCGGCAACTTTGTTTCGGCATCCGTTACATCAGACGGAAGAGCTAAAATTTCGGGTTCTGGCATACCCATGAACTGAAAGAACTTAGCAAGCCTCTTCTGAGAAAAAATTTCGTTGACGAAATGAATATCCACTTCTTTTTTGCAATGCTCTAAACAAAGCACCATGCGCGATCCAGGAATCTGTTCCAACGCTTCAATATCCCAAGGCATCCAATATTGAACTTTCACACAATCTGACGGAGCATTAGCAAAACGAATGTTCTCACCAAATCCAAGATTAAACGCCAATTTATAATCATTATGCCGGAAATCAAAAAACTGATTGAAATCGGCATTCATTAGCTTCGCGATATGGAGCCCTTTAATCTTGTGCATCGCAGACCCCACCATAATATCCCGTACTGGAATTCCATGCTTATCCTGAACAGTTCGTAATGTCGTTCGATAATTCTGATCGCTCCATGCCACCCCTGAAATAGAATCTTTGGTTGGAGCCTCCGTAATAAAACCATAACCTTCGATATAAGACCCTTTATGACCTTTTTCGACAATGGAAAGCCATAAATCCCAATCTTGGGCTCCCTGTAACGATTCATCAAAACCTGGGAAAATCTCTCGTTTCATAGGAAACATCGTCGCAATGTAATTCCCGCAAGTCAGAAGATAAGGATCAAAAAGTTGTCCTTCTACCGCTCCTTGTCCATTAGCGAATTCATACCCCGTATAAACAAAATCAACGGAATCATCTGACTCAAACTCCTCCATCCAGCGTTTCGCCATTTCAGGTTTGGCATAACAGTCCGCGTCCCAAAATGAGATATACTTTCCCTTCGAATATTTAAATCCTTCATTTCTCGCTTTCGGCGCCCCCCCATGATCGATGACCACCTCCTGCGTCTTGTATTTTTCAGCCACCTTTTGAAGTTCGGTGTCCGCGCCGTCGAAAACGCAAATCACTTCAAAGTCTTTGAAAGACATATCGAAAAGACTTTTTAAACATCGCTCCAACGTCTCAGGATGCTTTTTGTAAATAGGAATAACAAACGAAAGAAGCGGAATTTTCATTTACAAACCGTTCCAGTCGAAAGAATGAACTGGCCCACCAACGTATTGGTCGGAAACCCAGCTGTCGAAATACAAACCGTCCCGCCTGTATTTCCACCCGCTGTACAATTTGTGCAAAAAACCATTTGTCCAGTAGCTGTCGGCGTTAGAGCATTGATTGCTGCCAATGGCAAATTCCAAAGCGCAAACCCACCAGAAGCCGTTGCACTCGACATTTGAACAGCACCAATGGTTTGATATTGAGTCGCTGCCCAAACTGAAATACCGCTCAATAAAATCAGTCCCGCTATAATCGTTTTTTTCATTTTTATTCTCCTTTATCCCGTTACCGACGTTCCGACTAATGCTGCCAATGCTGCACTAATCACCGGACGATTGTTTGCAATGGCCTGAGCGTAAGCCGTAATAGTAGCCGCTGAAACATTCCCTTCAAAAACAGGTCGAATGGTTGACATGGTTGTTGTTCCGTCGGAAATAGACATTTCTGTGTAAGTATTGGTTCCGTCATAAGCAACACTTAAAATCTTGACCGTAAACGTCGGACTAGGCATATGCAATCTCCTTTTTGAAAGGCGCAAATTCCGCCTCGTATTTTGTAATCACATTAGGAATTTGTTCTTTCATTTCTTCAAATTCAAACTTGCCGAATTTGATTCCTGAAGGCTCTAGCGTTACACGAGGATGATGGGCTGCTAATTCTTCAATATAGGATTCTTCGAAATCGGGATTCTGAGTCCGTAAGCATGTCTTCATCTTTTCAAAACGTCTCTTATAAGGCTTTAGCTCACAGTAGTGATTAATTTTGATGCCAGAATCCGCTACTTGGAATGGATACTTCGAGAATTCTGTTCCATAATGCCGATAAGCATTGCCGGTGATGTCGCGGTGATAAAAATCCTCGTTCACCGACCCGTACCCGCCATAGTAATGGAGCCCGAATTTCTTGGCATGTATATTTTTCCATTGGGTCGCCCGTCCTTTCGTGATCTGCGTTTTAAAATCACCAGCAAAACTCGTCATCGTGACCCACCAAGCCAAAGACCCCTCTTTTAATTCTGCACCTTTTGTCAAAATCATATCGGGATGCAAAAACATCGCCGCATCACCTGTCATCTTATCAATGCAAACGTTAAACGATTTATTGTAAGCCGCCATATCATGAGGATGAAAATTCGGGAAATCTATAATGATCAGTTTTTCACACGCATATTTGTCTTTGATGTAATGCAAAAGATCTCGCGTCCCATCATCCGACTTTTCATCAAGCGCATAAATAAACTCATGGAAATATGGCAATGCCGCCATAATGGAATAACCAATCCATGGATTTTCATTGAGAACAGGTGCTATCGCTGAAATTTTCATTCGTAATCAAGAATGATTGCTTCCCTAACTTCTAAACAGTTCCTGTTTACCTGCCGCTGATCAAACGTAGGTTCTGTTGACTGTCTAGAAGCTAGAGTCGCTTTCATTGACTTATAACAATTCGTGAACGAACAACAACCGACCAGCGGACGGATTCAGAGCTACGGCCACGCCGTAGATTTTGTACGTCACATCCACAAACTGATCGAAGGGATCGTTCTTATCGGGTCCACGAGCTACAATCATCTTGACGTTGCCGTCAAGTGATGTAAACCCGTATGCCTGCTGTCCGAAAATAAAGACAGCGTTAACCGAATGAGCCGCTACCGCATAGCGCGGAGCCATTGCACTCTGGACAAATCGGACGCCATTGACAGCCATTCCGACTTCACCTTTGTACATGGTCTCTTTGCTATTTTGATACTGATTCCAGTCCTTCCAATTCGTATCTTTCATCAGCGTATGAAGCGCATTGGGATGCGCATACCCAACGAAATATCCGTCCGCAAACGGCTTCGCAAAGACAGCGCGAAGTTTTGTGACCGTCTTACGAATCGAATACGTCGAAAGCATCGCTGAGAAAGTCGGAGCCGTCTTACTCACGGCAGAAAGCCGCGTCACAGACGCTCCAATCACGGCTGGGAATTGGAACTGAATATCATTAGCTTCCGTTCCTGTAGTCGCACAGAATGCAGAAACCAACGAGGACATATAGGCAGAGAAGTTGGTCGTCGAGACCTGATTCTTGTTAATGTCCGCTTTGTAAATCCCCATCTGACACATCCGCTCAACCGTTTCAGCCGCCGAATCCGCTAACCGTTCCATCGCCCCATTGACGGCATCAAAGATGGTCGTCATGGTGGTGAGATCGGTCAGTTTCACTCCGCGTCCGTATCCGGCAATAGTGCCAGACACTTTACGAGACGAAAGCGCAATCAACGAATTCGCCGTGCCTTCGGAAAGGGTTGACGAAGCTCCTTTGATACGATTCCATCCGTTGAACGTCGCTGTCGTGCCTGTGCGAAGCGGAAGTTCATCCCGTTGCGCGAACTCGATCAGCGGGGTTTTCGGAACAAGTGTGGCAATAATCTTCCGTGAAAACCATGAAAGCAGAAGGTTATTTAACGACGTCGTAGTAGTGTTTGTATCAGCCATCTAATCTATCTGGGCCCTGGGCCTGTTATGGCTTATGTCCCAAATCCTTTTAAGCACGAATCTTGAAGCGGACGCTACTGCTGCCAAAGGCCCCGCGTCATTTCCTTGAGTTGCTCTTCAAAAGCTTTGCCTTCAGGAGAATAAGGATTCACCTGCTGAGCCTGTTGAAAAGCCGTTTGAGGCGTGATCGGACCTGGCAACGCTGAGACAGACGGTGGTGCGCCACGCCCTAACGTCGGCATGGCACTGCTGGGCTGTGCTGGAACCTGATTAGGTTCGCCCAATCGCAACCGTTCTTTGACTTCATTCCAAGCGGCTTTATGAGGATTTTTTAAACGCATCATGCCAGGCTCTTCATCCAATACCTGATTCACCATGGCATTTAAACGCGGGTCCAAGAAGCGGGGATCGGCTTGCGCCAAATCCGCCACATTCTGCCGCATTCCTTGTAATCGCCGTTGTTCATCTTCCTGCTGGAACCGATCTCGAAAAGGAGCCAACTTTGTCTCCGCAATCGCCTCGGATAACTTAATCACCGTATCTAAAGGATTTTGCTGATAGTCCTGTAAAATACGTTGCTGAAGAGCTTGCGGATCTTGGATAGGAACCACAGGAGCAAGAACTGGCGACATCTGCCTTTCAATCTCCGCTTTCTGCTGTCCTAGCCCATGCAGTTTCTTCTCGCGTTCTTGATATTCCAGAAGAAGTTCATCAACAGTCTTTTGTTTCTGTTCTACGGCCTCATTAAGTCGCTCGGAAGAAGCCTTGAGCTTATCTTCGTCCACTGTCCCATCCGGTTTCTGAAACTTCTGTGGAACAACAACAGCAGGTGCAGGTGCACTCGGAGGTTGTTCCGGTCCTGGAGCCGGAGCCTGCGGAAGCGTCACCGTTACATGCAAATCATTGTCATTCCCTTGAGCCGCTGCCTGCTGAAACATCGCTCGAATCATCTCCTCTTCGTTCGCCGTCGGTGCTTTCTCTACTGCTCCCGATTGTGACGCTACGAATGGCGGTGGTTTTTGCGCGTTCAGTTCTACGGCTGACTTCATTTCTGTTACTTCTGCCATTTGAATCTCCTTATTGTCAGTCCCTCGCGGGATTATTGACTCTGTCGTAGATCAAGAGGAGCCGCCGTGGATTGAGCTATTCGCTCCGCTCTTCGGTTCTGGAGTTCCTGATCTTCTCTTTCGGAATTGAGTACATCTCTCGCATCCAAAATCATCTGGACACATCTAAGCAATGTCCTTCGTTCAATGGCAAAAGTTTCCCAAATTCGCTCTTTATCTGGTTTGGCTAAAAGGTTGTCAAGTTCCATATTCATCTGCTGAATCTTTAAAACGATTTCCATCAACCACAGCGTCCGAACAGCTTGATCTTGAAGAGCCGCATGAACATCCTCAAGCGATGCTTCCCGATATTGCATCTCAGAAGGTTTGAAAATATCTTGCAACCATTTCCGAAAAGAAATCATTCGTCATCATCCTTGGGTTCATTGTCCCAACAGCAACTATTTTCTTCTACCGTATGACCTTTTAGTGAACACCAGCCTGGTCTTCCTTCGCTGTCAGACCGCATCATGGGTTTGTAATATTCACAGCGAATACACCCATACCCTAAACTATTTTTTGTAGTTCCAAAACCAATCCTGTCATCATCCAACCGGCCATCAGGACTATAGCGAGCTTCTTGATCTCCGGCATTGGCTATTTCCCAGAAAGCACAGCTTTGGAAATGCGGATTGCTTAAATCTCCTTTGCGAATGAGACATTCATTGCCTTCCCGCTTATTACAGGGAGAACTTGAACCATCGGACCTGCCGCCGCACAAATAAGCGCCCATCGGGTCATAGCAATTCGGAAGCCCGCATTTGGTGTCGGAATATTGCGAAACACGCACAGAATCCATGCGCCTTTTTGCCCATTGCACCTCATCTTCAGAAGTGAAAGAACTATCCGGCATCGAGAATTTACCGTCACTTATAGGCTGCGTTAATATTTTCCTAATATTCGTTTTTATGGAAATAATGGCTCTACTTTGAAGAGAAACATATTCCCTGACAAAATTTTCAAGGGCACTCATGGAGCCACTGGTTGTCTGCGAATAGGACGCGGTAAGAAGCTAGGCTGATTACCACGCGGCCCCGATTTCATGCCAGGAGCGGCCATCGCAGTGCTAGGACTATTATTCTGCATCGGAACTTTATTCGGCGGCGCATGACCAGCTTCTGGTCCAAGAGGACCCATTCCAGGAGGAGGTGTGCCAGGAGGTGGCGGACCTCCAGGCCCCCCCATTGAAGGCGGCATCATTTGCGGAGCACCACTTACAATTCCAGGCATGTCAGGAAACGGTGGGAACCAGGCTTTGGCTTCTGGAATGGTCTGCAATTTTTCCAGAACAAATTGAAGGGCAGAAGAGATATTCATACTCCCAGGCGGAAGCATGGTTCCGACCTTGATTGCATCCATCACCTGCGCTGACTTCACAATCTTATTCTCCATTGAGAAAATTCCCATAGGCCGAAACCGATAGCTTTCCGCCACCATCTCAGGTGGAACAAACACAAAGGCCAAATAGCGTGGAATCATGTGCGGAACAGATTGCGGAGGAGCTTGCGGCAATGGCGGCATGCCTGGAGGAGCTGGAGGAGGCGGTGGAGATGGAACTTGTAATGTACCAATCTGGACTGGCGTGTCCCCCAAAATCGCTTTCATGTCATCCGGCTGCAAATTTCCGTAAATGAGCGAGTAAATTCGTTCGCTTGCTTCTACGAGAAACTGACTTTCAATAATCATGCCGTACGCTGCTAAGCGTTCATTAAACATCTGTTTCAAAAGTTCCATTCCACCCAACGTCTGATTAGAATCTTTGACACCACCAGAAGAACCCATCGTTACGCGGTTGGCTCCTGTTCGCTCCTGAACCTGTCGTTCAATTTCCATTGTCTCTTTATAGGCCGATTGCGAAATGTCGGGGAATTCAAGGGGAGTCAATACCTTGCGGATATCATCACTCACCTGATCTTTGATACGGACAATACCACCAGGCTGACTATTCAAATCTTTACGGTTAACAATCGCCTTCTCGAATACGGCGATCATCTTGTTCATAATGAGATTCACGTTATCGACGCGCTGGTTTCGAATCTCGTTAATCTCATCTTGTTCATCCAGAATCAGTTCGATCACACCTTTGCCGTATGGCTCGCCAGTGCGAATGTAATCGACTTTGACAATGGAATTATAGCCTTCAACGTTATCGTTCTCCATGCTGGCCAACAACCACGCTCCAGAGGCTACGAGTATTCGACCAGGAACCAATTCTTCCGCCTGCGGACCCTCCGGCGTCTCAAAATCAATCCATTTGCGCGGAATCGGAGCTTCCAATTCCCAGATCGTATGCCGCTTCTCATAAGTCGACCAGATGCGCGTGAGATCAATAAACTTGCGATCCGCTTTCGATGTGCGTAAGTCATCGTCAAATCGTTCTCCCTCCACCAACCCTTCCAAATCCTGCGAGACATCAAAGAACTTGCCGGACTTGATGCCGTCCATAATCCAACCATACGATTTCTTTTCACGATGAAGAATCTTATCCCAGGTCGTTGTATTGGGTTCTGGAAAGATGTTTCGGATATGAACATATTCAGCATTCAAGCAATTCTTGATCATCACCTGTTTCGGAGCCATGCCGAAACCCTGAAACGGTGGCGTTCCCATCGGAGCCTGTCCGGTTAACTGCGGTCCGGAGAGCCCCTGCGCGAAATCCTGCGGACTCTGCGTCATCATCGTTTTTCGCTTGCGAGTCTCAATCCTCTTTTCCCACCAAAGTTTCATAAACCCTGATCCATATCGACACGCTTCTTTCATGGAATCATAAAAAGCTAAATCAAACTTCGCTTTGTGCATTTCATATTCTGTCGCGTCCTGAATGAGTTCAGCCTGTAAAGCATCCCCATCCGGACCCGCTTGAACTTCCACAACAGGTTTCGGCGCGAACATGATCTTAAAAATGGAGTTGGCAATAATCTCCACATTCTGAACTGCCACACCCACAAACATATGGGACTGCCAAGGTTCTTTTCTTCCAAGCAGGACAGGATCATAGAGGCTATGGTAATTCCTATCGAATTTGTCCCATTGAGCGTGATAACGCGTACTGCGCCAATCCCAACTGGCTCGATAAAAACTCTTCACATAAGAAACCAATTCTTCTTTACGCTGAATTGCTAATTGCGAATCCCCAGGCCTCGCCGCCTGAAGCGGAAACAGGTTATTATCCGGCTGATTAGGAAGGCCCTGAACCATTAATTCGATCTCATATGTTTGGCGCAAAGATACGTTTGCGCTGGAGCTTTTAGTTCAAAACATCCTTCTTCCACGCACATCGCATCCGTTTTTTCTGTCTGCTTCGGCAATTCCAATTCCGGTGACTCTTTTTCTTTCGAATCAAACCCAAACATAATCCCTCCTATTCCCGAGGCGTCGGTTTATACAAAGACTTAGGAGGCGTCTCACCAGAAAACTTAAACATCGGAGCACCCCCACCTTCCACCTCCGTAAATAACGTTTGCGGCAATGCCGAAGAATCATAATCTCCCGAGTCATCTGACGGAATATCCTGGACATTTAAGTCGGTCTTATAAGAAACTGGGCCTTTTCCGCCCATTCGACCAAAAGTTCCGTTACTATCAGGATTATCGCTATTTGCCGGAGTTCCATCCCCTGCCCCTCCCGCTTTCCAAAATGTCTGAGGAAGACCCTCATCCGTTTGGACATGCTTCCACGGAGCAAACTCATCACGAGAATCTTCTTCGTGTTTAATGGCTGTTTCTGAATCTTCATCACTAGAACCGGATTCGTCCTTGTATCGGGTCTGGGTCGATTCTTCTCCCCACACCGGTACATCTTCCGAATACCCTTTTTTACCGGTAATGTAATTAAAATCAACCGCCGGACCCGTATTAGACCCTACATATCCTTCCGCACCATCCACAGGAGCTAATTCAAGAGGAGCTTGCTTGGTCGGAAGATTAGGATTCTTAGAATAGTTCGGCGGACGCCGTTTGGACAATTCCCGATAATAGGTATCCACGTCCTGATCTGCCGCCGATTCTTCATGCTCATCCCCAATCCCGCCACCCGCATCAGGAGTCGCATATTTAGCCGCCGTTCCCGCATCATCTTGATTCGTATTGCCCTTGCCAGCATCCAAACCACCCATATACGGAGCGTTTCCAGAATTATCGGTCACAGAAGTCCGATATTGTCCTTTTGGACCGGATGCTAAACGGGTAGTCTCTCCCGCTCCACCGCCAGATTCCCTCGGACCATTCGTCGGAGCACCATCTTTGTCCCCTGCAAAAACATCATCATCCGTTCCTTTGCTGCGTTCCGTCACCATGTCACTTTTTTTCGCCATATACCCTCCTAGGGATCAATTGTTTTTCGGTACGGATTGCGCTCGTCATAACAGGCCCTGCAATACGCCGTCCCTCGATGCAGAATCTCCGCCGTGTGTTTCCCATAAATACATTCAAACATCAAAAAATTAGGCTGAATCTTCGGTAGTTCTCGCTGAATCTCAATTTGTTTCTGATGCTGTTGCGGCCATTGCGTTCTCATGCCGCATCACTCACACGCTTATCTATCGCATGCGCCCATCTTGGACCATAGTCGCGACTGTTAGATGCCCAGTCATATACCTGTTTTGGATGCCACGTCTGGCCTTGTCCTACCTGATAACGTGGCTTTCCTTCCATCGATGCCGTCTCCGAATCAAGAGGCACATTCTGATGCCCCGAATTGGGTTTGACAAGATCGGGATGAAAACAATAGGCCAAAGCGTCCACAAGATCATCATGCTCCTTCGATTTATCATCCACACGATAGGCATAAATCTGTGCCCGCAACAGGCCCATATCGGGGTGGATATGAATACTTCTAGCTTCCCAACGTCCCACAAGTCCGCCAATACGATTGTCCGACCATTTGGCCTGTCCGTGATGCTGAAGCTCCACATACTTGAAATCAAATAGCTGATACCGCGCAATCGCTTCTCTCAAGCTGTATTCCAGAGCTTGCCCCTTTCGTCTTTCGACTCCCAAAACATCCGGTTTCTGATGCTGAAGCGTCTTCACAAGCTCTTTAACGACTTCCCCAGGATCTTCTCGCCTAATTCCTTTGGCTTCCAGCACCCAAGCCTGGTTCCCATGCGTAAACCCAACCGTCACAATCGCCGTATAATCCCCGTCATTTTCAGAATAAGCCGGATCACACACCGTTACTTTCCTGGCCCAGCGCATCCCTTCCGGCATACTCGTATACAACGTTTCAAACTGTTTTTTGAACGGTTGCGTGGCAGGATCGATTCTCTGTAGCAGATATTCTCTAGCGAAGTTGATACTGCCCATCTCTTGCCGCTTTAGGGCCAAGGCTTTCTCCGACCAGAGAAACGGAAAGAGCGCTTTACCGTTATAGAGCGCTGGCTTTTTCCATTGAGTGTACGCCTCATTCTTCTCGAGTTTTTCAAGCAGATCGCCAAAATTGACGGGTGTTCCGACAGTCACCAGCTTAGTCTTTTCCATGGCCATCCCCGTAATAACCCCAAAATAGGCCCGTTCCTGGTCCTCATCCGTCATGCCCCCCAAATCCTTCAGCGGATCATCCACAATAATATCGTCAGGATGCCGACCACGGCTCGAAGTGCCAAACCCTAACCCAGAAATAAAACTGCCGTTCGAAAAACTAAGCTGATCGGTTCCCCAGATTTCTTTTGTCGTCGGACGAAGCGGAGCCAGGAATTCATTGTTCTCCACCGTCAACCGTAAATCTCGGATGAGTTTTCGGCATTGATCTTCGGAATAACTGATGAGCAGGATTTCTCTCTTGCCCCTTATGACCCGCCAGAGCGGATACGCAATCGACCAAAAATGGCTTTTGCCATGACCTCTGGGAGCCTGAACCAAAAGCCGGTCATGATTCAAAATCAACTCTTCCCAATCCTGATAGTGCGTCGGCCATTTCATGCCCAGGAATTTTCTGGTGAAATACTCTAAGCTTCCCTGCGCCAAGAGCCACGGCGTCGCATTCATTAGGCCGCTTCCGTATCGAGTGCGCGTCTGGCCAGTTGTTTGAGTTCCGATTCGACTTCAGGAGTGAGCTGAGGAAGGTTAAAAACGTTGATCTGCGTGCCAGGAGCCGTCTGCTTGTAAGCTCCTTCTATCTTAGCCAGTTCCGCTAAACTTTTATGCTGGCTGTCTTCTAACCGACCGCCTTCATAGAAGTTCTCCACGTGCTTTGCCGCAATCCACGCAGGCGTCGGAATTTCGCAGAGGGCTTTAACTTTCGCGTCTTCTTCGCGAAAACAAGATAACTTTTTAATGAGGCTCTCTCCTTTTTCAATTCCAATGCCAGATGCTTCTGATGCTTTAGAGACATCCCAGCTATGCGCCCGAAGTTCCCGCAAAAAACGGAGGTCGTTAAGGCTAAGCCTTTTGAAGATGAGTCTGTCGATTGTGGCAGGATTTCCGTCTTCGTCGAATTTAAGGGGGACAATAGCTTCTTTGCCACGGATCTTGATCTTGCGGGCTTTGTCATTAACGACCTTTTCAAGATTCTCTTTCAAAACGGACGTGAAGTGGCTCTGCGCTGTCCTTCACGCCGATTGCTCTCGGGCAGAAAGCAAATCGGAAAATCAAACGCTCTCAGCCCGAGATTGCGCTATCTATAGCATGAA